CTCTGTTGAAAGCGAGAGGAGGACGGGCCATTTTGAATGAGCGAAAAAGGCAGAGCATTAACGCCCTGGCGGGAGCCATCGCCGAGGCAGAGAGCAAATTATACAACGAGGACAGCACGGACTTAAACGGTCTGCGCGCCCTCTTAAATGGTTTCTTAAATAAGGATGACTCCCCGGAGCGCGTCCGGCTTCGGAGAGAGTTTGCGGCGGGACATCCCACGACGGGGCCAGAGGGCCTGCGTAGAAAGCTGGGAGCCATCGACATGGAATTCTTCGGACGGGCCTACTTCCCTCATTACTTCAGCCGCCCCTCCCCGGAGTTTCACCGGGAACTGGATGCAATCTGGCAGCAGGGCGTGCTGAAGGGGCGCTATCCACTGACGGCAGCGGACACCAAGACGATCAGCCGTCTGCCGGGGGTGCGCCGGGCAGTGGCGGCCCCCCGTGGCCACGCTAAGTCCACCAACCTGACCTTCAAGGGGACGATGCACTCCACCTTGTATGGCTACAAGCATTATCCCATCATCATCTCGGACAGCTCCGAGCAGGCCGAGGGCTTCCTGGATAACATCCGGGTGGAGTTCGAGGAGAACACCGCGATCCTGGAGGACTTTGGGCCGCTGGCGGGCAGCGTGTGGCGCAGCAATGTACTGGTGACCAAGACCAACATCAAAATCGAGGCCATCGGCAGCGGCAAGAAGATCCGTGGCCGGAAGCATCGGAACTGGCGGCCCGACCTGATCATCCTGGACGATGTGGAGAATGATGAGAATGTGCGCACACCGGAGCAACGCAAGAAGCTGAAGGATTGGTTTGATAAGGCGGTGAGCAAGTGCGGAGACGATTATACCGACATCGTTTATATCGGCACCCTGCTGCACTATGACAGCCTGCTGGCCAAGACGCTGGCCAACCCAGCCTACCGCTCTATTAAATACAAGGCGGTGATCCGCTTTTCCCAGGCAGACGATCTGTGGCAGCAGTGGGAAACCATCTTCACCGACCTGTCCAACGATGACCGGGAGGCCGACGCGCTGGCCTTCTTCCAGGCGCACAAGACTGCCATGCTGGAGGGCACCCAGGTGCTGTGGGAGGAGAAGCTGTCCTACTATGACCTGATGGTGATGCGTGTGTCGGAAGGCGAGGCTTCGTTCAATTCTGAAGAGCAGAACGAGCCGATCAACCCGGATGACTGCCTGTTCATGGAGGAGTGGTTCGACTACTACAACGAAGCCGAGGTCAACTTCGGCGATCCCGCCTTTGACTTCTTCGGATTCATCGACCCATCGCTGGGCAAGACCAAACGCAGCGACTTCTCCGCCATCGTCACCCTGGCCAAGCACAAGGGCAGCGGATATATGTATGTGGTGGACGCGGACATTGAGCGGCGGCACCCTGACCGAATCATCGCAGATGTGCTGGCCAAAGAGCGGTGGCTCCGGGCCAGCTTCGGGCACGGCTACCGAAAGCTGGGCGCGGAAACAAACCAGTTCCAGTGGTTCCTGAAGGAGGAGCTGGCCAAGGCCAGCGCCAAGGCCGGGCTTTACCTCCCAATTGAGGAGGTGCAGCAGACCAGCGATAAGGTCATGCGTGTCCAGACGCTGCAGCCGGATGTGAAAAACAAGTATATCAAGTTTAACCGACGCCACAAGCGGCTACTGGAGCAGCTGACGCAGTTCCCCATGGGTGCGCACGATGACGGCCCGGACGCACTGGAGGGCGCGCGCTCCATCGCAAAGAAAGTGAAGCGGTTCCGCATTCTGGATCGGGCCGAATTTGGAATTTAAGGAGGTGGGCAGCTTTGCCGGTTATTTTTATGGAACGCTCCCTGCTGGACAGTCTGACCGAGGCAGACATCAAGGAGATTATCGACGAAAACGAGGGCCACACCAAGTATGCCAGGCTGGAGGGGTATTATGAGGGCGACCACGACATCCTCCGGCACACGAAGAAGGATAGCACCGCCCCCAACAACCGTCTGGTCAACAACATGGCGAAGTATATCACCGACACCGCCACAGGTTACTTCATCGGCAAGCCGGTGGTCTACAGCTCGCAAAATGACGCATACCTGGAGGCGCTGCAGGACATCTTCGACTACAACGATGAGCAGGACGAGAACATGGAGCTGGCCAAGGGTGCCAGCATCAACGGGGACTGCTTCGAGATGCTCTACATGGATGAGGATGCGCAGATCCGTTTCACCAAGGTGCCGCCTGACGGCTGCATTTATATCTGCGAGACAGGGTACAACACGCCCATGGCGGCCATCCGCATCGTGTACTCCAAGGACAAGGACAAGAACATCATCAAGAAGGTGGAGTTCTGGACGGCCCAGGACTGCTGGTATTTCCGCAGCATCAACGGCGGGGCGCTGGAGCTGCTGGACATCCGGGAGCATTACTGGGGGGATGTGCCCTTCGTGGAGTACATCAATAACGAGGAGCGCCTGGGGGACTTTGAGGGTGTGATCACGCTTATCGACGCATACAACCGGGTGGAGAGCAACACGGCGAACTTCTTCCAGTACAATGATGAGGCACTGCTCAAGGTGCTGAAGATGGGAGCCGTGACCTCCCAGGACATCGCGGAGATGAAGGAAAAGGGCGCTATCATCCTGGAGGACGGCGGCGACATTCAGTGGCTCATCAAAGAGGTGAGCGACACGGCCCTGGAGAACTATAAGAAGCGGCTGCGGGAGGATATGCACATCTTCTCGGCAGTACCCAATCTGACGGACGCGAACTTCGGCGGCAATCTGTCCGGCGTGGCGGTGTCGTATAAGCTGTGGGGGCTGGAACAGATCTGCGCCATTAAGGAGCGGAAGTTCAAGCGCGGCCTGCAGCGCCGCATCGAGCTGATCACCCACATTCTGAACATCCAGGGCGGCCAGTTTGACTACCGGGACATCGACATCCAATTCCGGCGCAACAAGCCGCAGAATGTGCTGGAGATCGCGCAGATCATCACCATGCTGTCCGGGGAGCTGTCCCGCGAAACTCGCCTGCAGATGCTGCCCACCATCGACAATGTGCAAGATGAGCTGCAGAAGCTGGAGGATGAGAAGCAGCAGGAGGTCAACAGCTTTGGGCAGTACAACGCCCTCGCCCAGGCGCTGGCACAGGCTAAGGCCCAGCCGGAGGAGGCGGAGGCTTCCCCGGAAGATGAGCCGGAGGAAAAGGCTGGTGAGGGCACATGAGTTACTGGACGCGCAACGAGTGGATCGAGGACGCCAAGGATCGTGTGCTGCGAAACACCAAACGGGCGGACGATTACGCCAGGGAGCTGATCTTCCTCTATGACGAGGCGGCTTTCAACATTGAGAAGGAGATTGAGGCGCTGTTCGCCCGCTTTGCCAAGGACAACGGGCTGACCGAGGAGGCGGCCCGGCAGCTCCTGGAGGGCAAGGAATACAGCGTATGGCGCAAGTCCATCGAGGAGTATATCGCTGAGGCATCCGGCGCGGCCAAGGACAGCAAGGCCCTGCTGGAGCTGAACACCCTGGCCATGAAGAGCCGGATCACCCGCAAGGAGCAGCTGCTGGCCAATGTGTACCAGAACATGATTGACCTGGCCGAGGACAGCACCACCAAGCTGGACACCCTGCTGGGCGATATGCTGCAGGTCAACTACTACGAGAGCTGCTTCTCCATCCAGCGTGGGATCGGGCTGGGTTTCCATGTAGCGAAGATCGATGAGAAGCTGATCCAGCGGGTATTGTCCTTCCCCTGGAGCGAGAAGCACTATTCCGAGGCCGTGTGGGGTGCATGCGATCACCTTTCGGCGCTGGCCAAGCGGGAGATCACCATGGGCTTTATTCAGGGCAGCAGCGTCCAGA